GTTCTTGTTATTGCTAAGTATCAATACCAATGTGCGTTCGTGGCTGACCAAGAAGTAAATCTTCTTGCTGCTCTTACAGAAATTATGGTGGAGTGTGAGTTTAAATGACTAACATTAGACATCAAGTAAAATCTAAGTGGTATTACATTTTCTGGGGTGTTTGTGCTGTTGCTGTAGTTAATGGACAGATTTATGTTGGAACTGGTTATCGTGAGATGGCAGAAGCAACCAAAAAAACATCAATTGCTGTAACTTGTACACCTCAATATATTATTCCTCCTAAAAATAAGACAGGCGATTTTGAATGAATTTGTTTAAAATTGATTATAAATCTCTAAAAGAAGAACCAGTTAAAACAACTCCTGAGAATGTGAAAGAGGCAAATGAAGGTCTTTTTCGTGCTAAAATGACTCTCCCTGCTGCTGCAAAGCATTGTGGTATGACACATAAAGAGATGAAACTCACATTCTTTGAGTATTTGAAATATCACAAACCTGATTATGAAAACTATGACAAATAAGAAACATAAAAAAAATTGGGAAGCATATTGCGAGACATCTTTCAACAATATGTGTTCTAATATTGATAACTGGGGAAAACCAGATTATTTTAGACCAATAACAAGAACTTTTTATATCAATGTTTTTGATTGTGCTTCAGTAAATCATCTTGGTCTGATTAGTGAAGAGGCAATTAAAAATCCTTCAGAAAGAACTCAAGATCACTGTTTATCTCCTCAATTTATTGGTAGGATGATAATGGATAATCCAAAAACTTATTTGGAGAACTACGATAACTTTAAAAAAATGTTTTGGTTGGGTTGCTCTACTATTACAGTAACTAAAAAAGAAAATACTGCTCTTAGTTTACTGACTGATAATGATGGGTATGATTATAAAGTATATGTTCCTACTAATTTAAAATATAAGCATCTAAACATTAAGTTGTTTACAAGAATAGATAGTTTTTGGAAAAATTCTGTTCCTGTGGAATCTAATATTATTGATGCTCCTTTAGAACTTTTGGAATATGAAAAGAATTTTTTGGTAAGTTGATATGTTGTCAAATGAAGATGCTATTTGGGCCGCTGATCAGTTTATAAGTTATTATTCCAAATTTAATCGAATCGATGACTATTTGAGGTATGTAAAAAATAGTAGAATCGAAGATTCATCTGGAAAATTATTTGGACCAGAGGATGAAATATTCTCTAAGTTTTCCCTTCATCCAAATGATATGAAGTTTTCTATTCATGTTGTAGATACTTCTGCAAAACCAAAGTCCAAGTACAACCAAGAGTTGTATTCTGAAATTTTGAATGAAACTGCTTCTAATCCTATTGAAGAAGCAATTCCAGGAAGAACGATTAAATGGATAGTAACTGAAGATACCACGAATAAAATTATTGGTGTTGTCAGGTTTGGATCACCAACTATTAATTCTAAACCAAGAAATAATTATTTTGGTGAAGTGCTTCCATTATCAAAAATTAATAGTGAGTTTGTAATGGGATTTAATATTGTTCCAGTGCAACCATTTGGATATAATTATCTTGGCGGTAAACTTTTAGCATTATTGGCATCTTCTAATGAACTCAAACGACAATTTGATTCAAAGTATGGAACTAATTTACATTACTTTGAAACAACTTCATTGTACGGTACAACAAAAGGAGTATCCATGTATGATGGTCTTAAACCTTATATTCGACACATAGGAGATACTGAAAGTAATTTTCTTCCATTATTTCATGATGATTATTTCCGTGAAATGTTTTGGTGGTTCAACCATAATGCCAATGGTGGAGAAAGATTGATTTCTGCTGATAAGTCTTCAAAAAAACTTAAGATACAAACTAAGATGATTTCGATCATCATAAAGTCTCTTCAAGATGATTCAAAGTTGCATGAATTTAAAAAGTGCATTGAACACGCTAAGTCTCTTACTGAGAAGAAAAGATATTACATATCTAAGTTTGGTTATGAACCAGATGAAGTTATTCAATGGTGGAAAGTTAAGGCAACACGAAGGTATGAAAAGTTGATTGAAGATAATAAACTTAAAACAAAACTTGAATTGTGGAAACCTGGAGTTGATTTGGAGATTATTCGATGAAATGTGAAGTTACCCTGTATAAAGCAGGAACAGTGTTTAAAGAAGAAGTAATTGCTCGTGATTATCAAGATGCACGACAAGTTGCTCTTGCTCGTAATCCTGGAGCAAAGGTTATGGGTGTTACCGCAGTATTTAAATGAAATACGAACTTAAAGATTGGTTGAACTCTATTAATTTCACTAAAGAAAATTTAATAGAGCAGAATCCTGATGTAAAAAAAGATTATGCTCCGTACATTATTAATCGTTGCATGTCTGGACATATCGATTGTGTGATGTATGCTAATGAAATGAATCTTTATCATCATCTCGACAAAGACATGCAATATTCATTTTATATAAATATTCTGAGGAAGCGGAAGAGATTTTCTCCTTGGCTCCGCAAAGATAAAGTCGCAGACTTAGAGTGTGTAAAACAATACTATAGTTATAGTAATGAAAAAGCATCACAAGCTCTGAAAATTTTATCAAAAGAACAAATTAAATTTATTAAAAATCGACTTGACGTTGGAGGTAAAAAATGACTACTGTAACAGTAGAACCTGAAGTTCATTGGTCTCAAGATCAAATGATTGAGGTGATGCTTAATGAACCTGATGATTTTTTGAAAGTTCGTGAGACTTTAACTCGTATCGGAGTTGCATCTAGGAAGGAGAAAAAACTTTATCAGTCTTGCCATATTCTTCACAAGCAAGGTAGATATTATATTGTTCACTTTAAAGAGTTGTTTGCTCTTGATGGCAAACATGCTAATCTTACTGTGAATGATATTCAAAGAAGAAATAGAATTATTCGCCTTATTTCTGATTGGGGATTAGTTACAATTATCAAACCAGACAATGTGACTGATATTGCACCTCTTAACCAGATTAAAGTTATTGCATATAAGGAAAAGGGTGATTGGGTTCTTGAGCAAAAGTATAATATTGGTAAAAAGGGAAAAGTTCAGGTAACCGAATAAAAAAGTGCGGGAAACAACATCCCGTTTTTTTATGATCTTGTATAATTAATATTGGATGCCGAAAGGGTCCACACTACAAACTCGCTTTTAAAGGAGATACTATAATGACTAACCTCATGCGTTATACCGCTGCGGATCTTCCTACTTTGATGGACAAAATCACACGCAATAGTATTGGAATGGATGAGTATTTTGATCGTCTTTTCCATCTTCACGAAACAACCTCTAATTATCCACCATACAATTTAGTTCAAATCAGTAATGTTGAATCAAGATTAGAACTTGCTCTTGCTGGATTTAAGAAGAAAGAGGTTTATGTCTACACACAAGATGGTAAACTTTTTGTGGAAGGACAAAAAGAAGATAAAGAAACGGAGTCCAATTATGTCCACAAAGGTTTGGCTCAACGGAGTTTTAAGAGAGCGTGGACACTCTCTGATGACACGGAAGTGCGATCAGTTGATTTTGAGGATGGACTTTTAACCATCAATCTTGGTAAAATTGTTCCTGATCATCATAAAAGAAAAGACTATCTATAAATATAACTGAATATCGTCGGCGCTATGCCACGGGAGGTAACTGGCAAAATCCAGTTGACGCCTCCCTTTTTTATTGGTAGAATACTAGGAGGTATCACATAACTATGACAATTAAACTTGCAATTTTAAAATCTGGAGAAGATATTATTGCCGACATTCATGAAATGGTTGTTGGTGAAGGAGAAGAAGAAAAAGCAGTTGGATATTTCTTCACAAAACCATGTGTGGTTAGTTTGGGGGAATCTCAACAACTAAATGAAAGTGGAGAAAAAAAGACTATAGAAATTAAAATGTCTCCCTGGATCCCTTTGACTAAAACAACTCAAATTCCAGTTGCACTTGACTGGGTAGTTACTATGGTTGATCCAGTTGATAAACTGAAACAAATGTACGAAAGGGATGTATTAAAAAATGGAAGCGAATCTGATCAAACTAATAGTTCTGACTAATAATAGTATTTTAATATCTGGTATTGAAGAAGTTGGATCTGAACTTGGGGAACCAGATTGTAGACTCATCAAACCATTTCTTGTTAAATATCAAAAACTTGAAACTTTACCTCCAACATTGGAACCATGGTTAAATGATGTTACAACTCAGGACTCATTTATGATTCATTCTGATAAAATATTGACGATTACAGAAGCTCGTCCAACTCTTATTGAAAAATACACTGAACTTATTAAATGAGATTTTATACTAATGTCCAGATGATCGGGAACAAGTTTCTTGTTCGCGGATATGATAATGGGAAACATGTAATGTTTAAAGAAGAATACTCTCCAACATTATTTGTCCCCTCAAAAAAGGAAACAAAATATAAGACATTAGATGGTGAATCAGTAGAACCAATTCAACCAGGATCGGTAAAGGATTGTAGGGAATTTTACAAGAAATATGAAGATGTTGAGGGATTTAAGATTTATGGAAATGAGAGGTATATCTGCCAATACATTTCTGACAAGTATCCTGAAGATGAAATTAAGTTTGATATTAGTAAAATCAAACTAACAACAATCGATATTGAGGTTGCGGCTGAGCAAGGATTTCCTGATACAGAATCTTGTTCTGAAGAAATTTTGACGATTTCGATTCAGGATTATACTACCAAGCAAATTATGACTTGGGGAGTAAAACCTTTTGAGAATAAACAAAAGAATGTAAAATATTTTCATTGTTCAACAGAACATGCTCTCCTCAGTTCATTTATTAACTGGTGGATGCAAGAAGAAAATATTCCTGAAGTAGTAACTGGATGGAATATTCAACTTTATGATATTCCATATCTTGTTGGTCGTCTTGACAAAGTTCTTGGCGAAAAACTTGCTCGGCGCATGTCTCCTTGGGGTCTTGTATCTCAAGAAGAAATTTATGTAAAGGGTCGTAAGCATAGAGCTTATGATATTGGTGGAATTACTCAATTAGATTATCTTGATCTTTATAAAAAGTTTACTTATACTAATCAAGAATCGTATCGTCTTGATCATATTGCTAATGTAGAACTCGGACAAAAGAAACTGGATCATAGTGAGTATGATACTTTCAAAGATTTTTATACTGAAAATTGGCAGAAATTTGTGGAGTACAACATCAAAGACGTGGAACTTGTTGACCGTTTGGAAGACAAGATGAAACTGATTGAACTTGCTCTTACGATGGCATATGACGCAAAGGTTAACTTTGTGGATGTATTTTATCAAGTACGTATGTGGGATAGCATTATTTACAATTATCTTAAGAGACGAAATATTGTCATCCCACCAAAAACTAGAACTGAAAAAAATGATAAGTATGCTGGTGCATATGTAAAGGAACCTATTCCTGGTGTTTATGATTGGGTAGTTAATTTTGACTTGAATAGTCTATATCCACACTTGATTATGCAATACAATATTAGTCCAGAAACTCTTCTTGAAGAAAGACATCCTAATGTTTCTGTGGACAAAATTCTTAATCAAGAAGTTAACTTTGAGATGTATAAAGACTATGCAGTTTGTGCTAACGGGGCAATGTTCCGTAAGGATGTGCGGGGATTTCTACCAGAACTGATGGAGAAGATTTACAAAGATCGCACAGTTTTCAAAAAGAAAATGATTGCGGCAAAGCAGGAGTACGAAAAGACAAAAAACAAAGAACTTATCAAAGAAATTGCTCGCTGTAATAATATTCAAATGGCGCGTAAGATTCAACTTAACTCCGCTTATGGTGCTATCGGTAATCAGTATTTTCGTTATTACAAACTAGCAAATGCAGAAGCAATCACTTTGTCTGGTCAGGTTAGCATCAGATGGATTGAGATTAAGATGAATGAGTATCTAAATAAACTTCTTAAGACTGAGGGTGGGGATTATGTTATTGCTTCAGATACTGATTCCATTTACCTTAATATGGGCCCTGTGGTTAAAACTATATTCAAGGGAAGAGAGAAAACTACTGAAAGCATTGTTTCGTTCCTTGATAAGGTCGCTACGATGGAACTTGAAAAGTATATTGAAGGTTGCTACCAAGAACTGGCGACCTATGTAAATGCTTATGACCAGAAGATGCAGATGAAGCGTGAGAATATCGCTGATCGTGGCATCTGGACTGCTAAGAAACGTTACATTCTAAATGTCTGGGATAGTGAAGGTGTTCGTTATGAAGAACCTAAGTTAAAAATCATGGGAATTGAAGCGATCAAATCTTCCACTCCCGCTCCTTGTCGAAAGATGTTTAAAGATTCTTTCAAAATTATTATGAATGGAACCGAAAAGGAAGTGATTAAATTTATTGAAAATTGTAGAAAAGAATTTAAATCACTTCCTCCAGAACAAATTTCTTTTCCTAGATCTGTTTCTGATGTGCAAAAATATAAATCATCCTCAGACATTTATATTAAGGGAACTCCTATTCATGTAAGAGGAGCACTTCTTTATAATTATTATGTAAAAGATAAAAACCTCTCAAATAAGTATTCGCTTATTCAAAATGGCGAAAAAATCAAGTTTGTATACTTGAAGAAACCCAATCCAATATATGAAAATGTAATTTCTTTTATTCAGGAATTTCCTAAAGAATTCGCCATTGACAAATATATTGATTATGACCTACAATTTGAGAAAGCATTCCTTGAACCATTAAGAGTTATTCTTGATGCTATTGGATGGAAAGTTGAAGAAACTGTAAACCTTGAATCATTTTTTGCTTAATGGACTTACCTATTAATGATAACGAATTAAATACAATTGTAAAAGCACTTGGTTTTGGTGGAGATGCTGCTTTGTATCATAAACTAAAACTTGTCAAAGAACTTAGAGAACAAGGTTTGCCTTATAAAAAAATACTTCGTGAAGAATACGGGATGGTAGCATGATGATTAAAGTAAAATATCAACTTAAAGAGTATCCAAATACAACACTCTTTAAGTTCTTTAAAACTGAAGAACAGGTAGAGGTGTTTAAATCTCAAAACCCACATTATATTTTTGAGTGACTTATGGACTTTCTTAAAGATATTGTAAAAGAAATTGGTGATGACTTTACTAAGTTAGCATCTGATATTGATGAGACTGAGACTTATGTTGATACGG